GAACCCGAACGAAATCGTTGAGTCGCCGTCAACGTCCGAACCTGCACCCAACGACGAGATGAACGAGGCGCCCGAGAACTTGCCGCCAGCGTCCTTATCGAGTTCGAGGATGATGGTCGAAGTCGTGGGTGTGAGCGACAGTCCGATCTCGTCGTTCTGGCTCGTACTCGCGGCGTTGAAGAACCCCGAAAACGTGCCCGACCACTGCGACAATCCTGGAAGGAACGTGCGCCACTGCAACGTCCCCGTTGAGAAGCTGGTGTGATCTCGCATGTCGCTGTCGAGGTCGATGGACCACGAGTTCATGTTGAGGACCGTGACACCTCCCCGGTTCACGACCCCTGACTTACCTGTTACCGCTGCCATGTTGCCTACCTCCTGATAGTCATGTTACGACGACGTCACCAAAATCCGTGTATCCAGTCTGAGTGTTCTGCGTTCTGAGCATCGTGGGCATTTGTACTCCAACTCCCCCACCGAATCCGCCGAGATGCGCATAACGAGATGCCCGCACCAGCCACCCAAACGACCCTTAAACGCCCCCACACAACGCACGTCCTGGGTGGCGTCCCCATACCCCAATGTGTGGACGGTTTTACATGACGGACATTTCGTTTCCACCGTGCCTGTGAAGTCGCCTAAGCGGAAGGGGAGGTCGTACATGCAGCGGCATCCGTCCATGAAACAACTAACGCGTCGCATGCCGGCCTGCCATCGCTGCCATAATCAACACCGCTTCTCGTCTGGTGAATCCTGCGGCTATGAGCGCGTCGGTTTGCATCCTGCAATACGCTGCGATGTCTCGACACGCTGCCTCTACCTGATCCTGTTTGGCGACATTCATAGATGCTCCAAAGTGGTCCAGCACATCGAGTCCCACTGGTCGCGTCGCAGGTTCACGTTGTTCAACCCGACCGATTCGAGCAACGCCAACGTCTCTCCGGGCATAGCTTTCGAGTCCAATTCGTCGAACACCAGCAACGTGCCACGGTGACATCGCGGCAGGATCGCTTCCAACGCCGCTTTGGTCGGTTCGTAAATGTCCAAATCAAAGAACGCTGCGCCCACCACCAGTGACTCCAACTCTGACCTCAACAAGTCAGGTAACGTTTCACGTACGTCACCGACCACGAGACGTACAGTGCCGGGCATGTCGTCGCTGACAAGCCGGGACGCGTTGGCGTGCACCAACGCGAGCGATTCGACATACGACGAGTGATCTTCAGGCGAATCAAACGCTCCATCCTGCGCCATCCAATGGTCCCCGTCAACATCCGAGTGACCGATATGCCCGTTGAACGTGTCGAACCCGTACATCTTCCGCATCGACGCCGGTTCCAACAAGCCCCGCAGTTGGATAAGCCATGTCAAATCCTGACCGAAGCGGACACCGAACTGCAACACGGAACCGTGGACATTCAAGATGTGGTCGCGCCACAGGTCAGCGAAAATCAGGAACCGTGCCGCATAATCGGCGGGGTGCCATAGCCCCAGGTTCTTGATTTTCTCGTTCTCTGGTAGCGGCGAATACACGTACAGGTTGTGGAGCGCAGCCCAATATCGTCCTTGCGCGGAGTCGCCCGGTTGGGCAGGGCCGAGGTCAGCGAGTTTCGCCACTTCAGCGTCGATGTCTGTCACGGCTCGCCGTTCGGTCAATGTCATCTGAGCCTCTTCGCCTGAAAATTGACGCTGATGAGATGCCGTTCGGAGTCGTCCCTACCTATCGGGAACGGCCGCTGCTGCGCATCCACTGACAGATACGTGGACGCTGTCGACAGGGCAGTTTTCCCTAACCCGTCCAGCGTGTCATGCACTAGACGGGCCGCAGACGACGCAGTGATGTAACTCGTGCTGCGTGCGATGAGTTGGAACGACGGCTGGTCGTACACGACCGCGACAGGATTGCTCGTGGAGAACGAATGCACCGAACCCAACCCGCCCGTCTCATACAACACCGCGACTGTGTTCGAATACTCATCCAACATGACAGCCTTCTGCAAGGTACCAGTAGTGTTCCCGACCGTAAGGGTGGTTTGCGCTACCAGGTAGGTCGCTACGTCGTCGAGGACAGTCATGTGATCGCTTCCCCGACTTCGCGTCCAGCGTTCTTGATGACACGCGGCGCAGCCAGGTCCATAGGCCGTTCGAGATATTTCACACCACCGACATTGAAATTGAGTTCCTTGCCTTTCCATGTGGGAGGCGAACTTTTCGACGGGTGTTCATGGATAGCCAACGCGTAAGCTTTCGCGAAGCCGCCGTATCCGAGTGTGACACTGATCTTGCTGCCTCGCGTGACGGGGTCCTCCACGAACCCTGAGTCGCGGAGTGTGCCGCCACCGACGAGAGCGACAGGTACGAACTTCTGTTTCGACGTTGTCATGATCGCTTCGGCTTCTTCCTTCAAGGCGCGACGGAACGCTAGCGACGCCTCAGCCGGTTTCAACTTGAGGTTCTTCTCGAACTTGGTCAACCCAACCCAAGTGACACCAGTCATCAGAAAAACGCCTTCAGATGGTGGACGCCGTCCTCATCCGGGTAGGCCTCTAGTGACTTCAACGGTGGCGTGAGCGTGCCAGGTAGCGTTATCAAAGATGACGCAGCGAACGTCGACGTGGACGCTATCCACACCGTCGTATCGGCCATTTCTTCGGTGCCCTGCAACGTCCTCACCAACGTTTGCTCCCTGACAACACGGGCCTTGTAGGTTGTGGCTGAACCGAACGTGGCGGTGCCGTACCCGTCTGTCGAGATACTGCTCAGCGGTGTCACGGTGACCGTCTGCGGAAGCATGGACTCGAACTCGGTGGACCACGCCATCAGAAACTCCCCGTGCTACTGGCACCGTTGAAGTCGTTCTGGCCGATCTTGAACTCGGGCTGATCCCAATCCGTGTCCGACAAATCGGTGACACGTTGAGAAATCGAGATGCCACCCACCGCCGGTTTGACTCCTCTGCGTAGCGCGATGAGTTTCAACTGCTCCGACAGGCTGCGGTATTCTTCAGCCCGCGATTCGCCCCGAGACGCAAAGTCGACTTTCAGGTCACCGACCTGCTTCGACGTCGCGAGAGCAGCGAACTTAGACGACTTCAACATCGCGCCAGCTGACGCAGCGAACCAGTTATCAGGATGCGACGCGATAAGCCAAGCAATCTCAGCGTCAGATAGTTCTTGCGGACCTGTTGACGTGTCGTTAATCATCAGACGCACCGCGTCACGATTCGAGTTTTCGGGGTCGCCGCCGTACGTGAACGCCATCAGACTCCTGTGAAATACACCGTGCCGCCACCCGTCGTAGCGTTCAACGACAGATTCAAACGGGCCTGCGTGACGACGTGACCGAACGTGGACGACTTCATAACCGACCCTGTGGACGCAGCCGTGGACGCAGCCGCCGAAATGTTCACGAACGGCCCCAAACCCACAGCCCCTTGGATCGTGTACGTGAACGCTTTCGTGGACGCGTTCGTGAAGTTCACTGTCACGACACGCACAGGATTCGCGAACCCGACCTGGCCGCTATTTCCCGTGCTCGTTGAGAACGTGGACGGGTACGAGATGTTACGTGCCATGTAAGTCTCCCTGAGTCACCAAATTACGAAGGTTGTAAGTACATTCCTGCAACGCACCGTCCAATTCTGAGATGCGATATTTGAGGAACTCGGCCTGCTGTGCGTGTCCCTGCATTTCGCCGCGGATGTTTTCTTTGCGTTGCGCGATCTCCTGCGCCCTCGCCATTAGTTTCTGCTGATACGCGTCCGACGAGAACCCGTACAGATGAGACGTTTTCATCAAATCGCTGCCGGGTGGCAGGATGATGTCGATACCTGACGCCTGCGCGAACCCGATAAGCCACTCGCAGGACGGCCGCTGCTGGGAGTACTCGGCTTGCATGACAGAGTCTTGCGCCATGTCAACGCCGAACAGTTGGATCTCCTTGTATCCCATGCTGATAGCGAGCGCGAGTAGCCATGAGATGGTGTTGGTGAAGTACGGGGTGTAGTCGTTGAGGATACGGTCGATCGGATACGGTTCAGCGTTCGGTATCTGCCACTCCGCGGCGGTCTCCAGGTCCTGCGGCCGCACATAAATCGGTATACCCAACTGCTGTAGCCAGATGCGATGTTCGTTGTCTTCTTTGTAGAAGTCTTCGAGTGAGTGGAGTTCGAACCAGCGGTGCCACGGCTTTTTCTCCAGCACGGACCAGAGCCGGTTGATGCCCCAAAACTCGATATCGGTTTCGGTCCAGGGCGCAGCGTCGCGGTGTCCTTCAGCGAACCCGCAGATAGCCACCCTGTCATGCAACCTGGCGGGATACGGGGTTGGTTGCTGAACCTCACCGTTCGGTGACTCGATGCCCATACCGAAGTTTTTGAGTGGCACGTCATGAGCGATGACGTCGTCACCAAGCAGAACGTCTGGTGGTGCTGTTTCGCTGTCCGCGATATGTGTCATCCGCTACGCGACCTTCGTTGAACCAGCGATAGTCAACGGCGACACCACATCACCGACACCCGAAGACGTGATCGGAGCGACCGAATATCCCAACGCCCATTGCGCTGTCGTGATACCGATCAGTTCACACCACACGTTCGTTTGCGAGCTGGATACGACGATCGCGTTCGCGGTGGAGCCGTTGAATGTTGTTGCTGTTGAACCGTTGAGGATGAGCACGTCACCGGTCGCACCCGAGAACTCCAACACAACGGTCTTCCGAAGCCCGGCTTGCGGGGTCGGCAACGTGAAGTTCACATTGTTCGTACTGGTGATGATCGTGATCGGCGGCCACGAACCGATCGTGGCTTGTGTTGTCCCTAGTGTTTCGGCGGGGGTTGAGATGACTGGTCGGCGTTCCTTGTCAAATCCCATTACGTAGCCTCCAACAACTGAGCGATTTGATTCTTCGTTTTCGCATTGGCCGGAATGACGACGTGCCGTACCACAGCCTCAGCACGTAGCTCCTTCAGTGACATTTTCGACAGCGGCGTGTCGACTGGTCGTATGAAACCCAACCGGCGGTACGAGTCGGCGCGGCCTCCCAACACTTCCGCGCCGACTCGGTCGCCACGTTTATACACGGTGTCGCCTAGCGGCCACATCGACGGCAACACCTCAAACAACATCAGTCCTCCTAGATAGCTGCACTGAAGAAATACCCCAAGTCGCTGGCGGTGACTTTGAAGTCATACGACGCGTCCGTTTCGACTCTCGGGAAGGCGTCTTCCTTTGGGATGTCGAACCGCTTCGTACGGATACCGTCAGATGAGCCGACGAGACCGGACCACACGAACGTCTTCATCGCCGTAGTAGACCGCAATCCAGCGTTGGGGTCGACGTGTGCAAGCAACGCGTTCGAACCGAGGATGCGAGAGTACGCCGCGGTTGCGCCTTCGTCGGCGGTGTTGCGGATCGCTTTTGACACGAGCACCTGATCCACACCCACCAACTGCGCCAGCAACGCTTGCGTGCCGATGCGTGTGGTGTCGTTCGAGATTCTGGCGATGACGTCCGGGTGGTTCTTCAAGTGACGCCACACCGCGGCACCAATCAGCAACCGGTTCGGTGTGCGACCTGTAGCGGCCTCGACCGTTTCGACACCGGTAGCGATGTCCTCCAACGGCGTCGAAGCAGCATTCGACCACTTGGTGAAGTCGGTCGTTCCCACAACGTCCGTACCCCAAATCGAGGTGGCGAACGCGGCAGTGGCGAAATCGACTTCGATCCGCATCTTCATGTCGTCCGCCAGGACACGCGCCGCGTCCTCTTCCATGTCAAGAGCGGGGTCGGCGTTGGCGCGGATCTGTTCCGACACGTTGATAGCGATCGACTTCACGTTACAGAAGTACGAGTCGGTCGAAAGCTGGTAGTCCCTGGTGGGTGCCTCAGTACCAGGAGCACGTTCCTGCGAGTCTGTCCGCAGGGTGTGTTCCTTGTCCATGACGTAATACTTGTCTGACTGTTTGCCTACCGGGACGGTTGGACTGAAAGCCCTCGCCGCGAAGTTCGCGGGGTCCTGAAAGTAAGCAACACTGAAGTCGGTGAGCGCGGCGTCAACATGAACGTCGCCCAGCCCTGGTTCCGGCATAGGTATGCCTTTCCGTGTGCTGCGCTGTCCGCGCTCTTATTGAATTTTCAACTGCGCTGTCCGCGCTATGGGGTGCTAAGTGGTCCTGTGAACAAGTGCGCGCTGACGATACGTCCGGCGCCCCCTGAGGAGCCTCGAACGATCTGACCCGCGGTGTACGCGTCGGTGGTCGGGAGAATCCCGAGTCCTGCCGTTGAGGAGCCGATGAAGTCACCGGCCGCCAACGTCGACGCTGCCATGTTCACTTTCGCGACGCCGGCGATAGCTACAGGAACCGCCTGCGAACCGGTGCTCGAAGTTGTCGAGGTGCGTCCGTACAGCACACCGATGGGAAGGACGTTGCCTGTGGTGTTCGGCAACACAACCTCACCACTGGTGGTGACGACAACGAACTTGTAGACATCAGCCGTGGAAAACGTTGCGCCGGCGACCATGCTGATGACTGTCGGTGCTTCTGAATGTGCCATCAGTTACTCCTCGCCAAATCGCGCTCAGCGTCTTTCAACGCCGGATTCGATGACCGAACCAACTGGCGTGCAGCGGCGTCCGTCAAATCCGGGTTCGACTTCTGCGCCTCTTTCGCCAACGCTTCGATCTGATCGATGGCGTCGCCTGCGTCGCCTTCACCCAACTCCTTGAAAATGCGGGTATCGGCTTTGATCACCGTCGCGACCTTCGACAACCTGTCGGTCAACCAGTCCATCACTTTGGCGTCAACCACCGCAGCGATGTCCTTCAACTTCGGTCCCGCGTCGTCCGGGTCACCGGTTACCGCTTCGAGCGGCCTGGCTTTCGCTACCCACTCGGTGAGTTCACGCTGATGCGTTTCGGCTGCGAGCCGCTTCTCGAGTTCGACGATCTTGTCGTCGCGTTTCGCGAACTCAGCCTGAACTTCAGCCGACTCTTCAACAATCGGCTCAGTGTCGGGGGTGAGTTCAGCGACCTGCGCTTCGAGACCCTTCACCAACTCTTCGAAACCCTCTAGGGCTTTCTCGATTGGTTCGCGGTCCTCGTCGGACAGCCCGGCCAAATCTGGCCTGTCCATCGAATCCTCCTGTGATGGGCTTGCGCTGTCCGCGCCGGGTTTCACTTTAGCCACGTTCCACGTTGAAGGTAGAACATCTGTTCTCCCCAACGCACGCGCCCGCTTGATGATATGAGCCTTCGCCGCCACCGGATCAGACGCGCGACCAAAAGAAGAAACAGCGTCCCGAAGTGTCGCGACTGTTGTGATAGGGAACCCGCCGCCCTTCAACGCCTTCCCCTGCGCCGCCAGCTTCTCGCGTTCGTCCTGCGTGAACTTGCGTTTCCAGTAGAACTCTGGTGCCTTCTTGTACATGACGACTTCGCTTTCGGGGTTGTCGCCAGCGTCCACGAGACCTATCGACAGGATTTCTTTGACTAGGAGACGCGCCATGACGCCTTCTCGCTGCGGGTGTTGTCGCCACCCATCGAACCTGTGATATCAAACTGGTAGATGCGATGATCTTTGTCCCACAGATACCCGACGAAATCGCCCTTCAGGACACGGACACACAACGCCAAGCGGGTGCGCCACCTCATTGCGGTTCCTTACTCCCGAAGATCGACATCATCCGCGACTCCCGTTTCTTGACTTTCTCCCACGCAGCCCGACCAGGACCGTCGTCGTCGAACTCGAAACCCGCGAAAATGCCCGTCGGTACAGCGTCAGGAATCCCCATCAAACGGGCTTTCTCTGGTGACATGAAAGAAGCCTCAATCAGATGACCGACGCCGAACGTCTCGTGGCCGTCGTCGGCTTCGCGCGAGTCTCGGACGTAGTTGTGGAACGCTTTCTCTAACGCAGCAACAGCCTCAGTGTCATCGACG